AAGCCAATATCCACTCAGTACAAGATGGTATCGGTGTCGGTGTCGGAGTCGCAGTAGGAACTGGAGTCTGAGTCGGCGTCGGACCAGGTGTAGGCGTTGGACTCGGTGTAGGCGTTGGTGTTGGGGTAGCAGATGCACATAAAGCACAATCTGTATAAGTTTCTACTATATCTACTGTACTAGTTGAACCTGTTACTGAAGGATTTTCATAACAAACACCACTATGCTTTACAACAGCAGCAAATGTACCTCCTGATGGCAATCTAAATACTTGAGTACTTCCGCCTCCACACTGAGTATACTCTCTATAATCATACACAATAGGTGTAGGAGTGGGAGTAGGAGTCGGTGTTACAGTCGGAGTCGGTGTTACAGTCGGAGTCGGCGTTACAGTTGGAACTGGAGTTGGGGTCGGTGTAGGCGTACCAGTAGACCTATAATCCCATACTAAATATAAAATATTTCCGCTTGCTGGCATTATGAAATCTGCCGAATAAATTGTAGGAGCTCCAACACTAGATATTGGTGCTGCATCTATTGCTAAAGAAAGCAAACTTGTAATATCTGTTACATTATTTTGATAAAATGTGTTTGTTCTTAAATATTTAAATTTATCCACTGAAGGGTTAAATACAAAATCATCAAAATTAATTTTGTTTGAATTTATAGTAACCGTAGAACCGTCAACTGGGAAAACTCCACTACCCTGCGACCCTGAAAATAACTGGTATTGGGAGATAGCAAAAGAAGCAGAAGTGCTTGTAAATTCTACTAAATTAGATTCATTAGGTGAAACCGTAACTCCGTCAGTCCAACTAAATTCGTTGTGTATAAATTCTCCAGATTCAAGTGGATCAGTTACACAAATGTTATATATGTTTAAAGCGTTTGCTCTTGGACAACTTACACTTATTTGAATAGTATCATTTTGATTTGAATCAGAACTTACAACTATGGTAACCTCTTGTATATTTGGAACATTTTTATCAAATGTAAAACTGCCAGATGTTTGGACAGAACCGGATGTATATGTCACACCTTTATAGATTGCTTTAATTGTATAACTAACTTGAGAAATAGAACCCTCTGTAATTAGTTGAACTCCAGACTCGTCTGTCATTAGAACATTAGTTTCGCTTTCAATATCTTGTTCTCCTTCTTTTGGAATTACATAACTAACAGTCACTAATCCTGTTTGTTCTGTTACATCTACACAATACACAAAGTCTTGATTAGCTATTACTGTTATGTCTTGTGTAACACCACACGCTAAACAAAGAGGTATCTCCGGTTTTAAAATTTTATTTGAAGTTAAAACATATTCATCCATGTAAGGATCATATCCACCTAATTTTTGTGTGGTAAATGCTTCGGTAAATAAATCTCTAAACCAGCTTCTCATACCAGTTTCAGATATAACTATAAGTCTTTCATCTGAGGCTGAACCCCCTAGTAGTTGAAGTACCGCTCCTCTTTTTACATCAGTAAAATATTTGTTTTCACCCCAAGCCACAAAACTTTCTGGGTTATTACTTATACCATAGTTTTCAATACGTGCTATCTGATTTCCTAAAATTTCTGGGACTGAAGCAACCAAACCTCCTCCAGTAGAATCAGATATAATATTTTTAGAAGCCAATACGTATGATATTTTATCTTCTTGTAAAACAAGTATATCGGTTCTTCTACCAAATAATATTTCAACATCTCCATAACTTTCTTCAAGTGGTTTAAAATTTGCTAAACCTAAATTAAATTCATTTAATTTATTAACATTAGTTTCATCATTATACACTCCACTATAAGTTAAATCAGCAAATCTAAGAGCCTCTTTATATTCTACGCTGGAAGTTGTAAAAACTCTGTTTCCTAAATTAAATGATTTGCCATTTAACGCATCTCTTATTTTATAGCTCTCAACCCCATTACCAAAAGCAAAACAATTGAAAAATTTTGTATCAACTACCCCGGATACACCTGCAGCTATATCTTGATTTGTTACATTACCACTATGATTACCGTTTGAATCAATAGAAAATGATTCATCGTTTTCAAACCAAACATCAGGCAGTGCTTCAGCTGGCTCTGTTTCAAATACAACAACTGAATCTCTTCTAAAAACAGTAAATGTAATTTCAACACGAGATCTATATCTGCTTGATGAACCAGCATTATTACAGGCTTCAGTACCGCTTACTAATAAAGAATATGTGTTATCCGTCCCATTTTGATAAAACCTATAATAGTTATTTAGTAGTAAATCACTTGAGGTCGATGGGCTGTTTGATTGACCACCAAAAATAGTAAACATTGTAGAGTTACCTAAATTATCTCCTGCGTATCCATTAGATTGTGGAGTGCCTGTGGGTGAACCGGGAACTAAACCTGATATAACAACATTACCAACCGGGTCGGAGGGATCTCCCGTCAAAGTAATCGCATTATTTTCTATAGCAAAAGCTGCATTACTATTAATGAACCATTGATACATATCTGTGTAAGTATCTTGAGCAATAAATTGTTCCTCTATCACACTCTCTCTTTCTTCACAGCCTCCGCCTCCACCCGCTCTTCTTTGTTTTATTTTCATTACTATTCTACTTCCGCTAGGCACATTGTAATTTGTGCTTGTAGCTCCAGATGTAGTATAAAAAGGATATGCTGCTACTGGATTTTCTTGAGGATTATCTGCTGTTTGCTGAAAAGTTCCTAAAGAGATAATATCATCAGCGCTTTCCTCAGTTGAAAAATCTTGAGAGTTCATCTTCATATATGTTCCTCCTGGAACAGGATTTCCACTTGCAGGCGTAATAAAGTCTGCAACCTGTGTTTGTTTTTCCAAAACAGTTGCGAATACACAAGATTCAACTGGACCGTTTGCATCTCTTTTAACAATTAATCTATCTCCTTCTTCTACTTTAGCAATATTATCTCCTTCTAACAATAAAAATGTATTATTAGAATTTGGGTCATTTATAAATATGCTTGAGTATATAGTCTCATAAGTTGTTCTATCTGGTTTTAAACAAAACTTATATCTTGTTGCCCAAGAAGGAGCTCTCTGAGTGGTTGGTATTGTCGCAATTATTTTATTTAAATTCTTAGAATTTCTACATGGAATGTTTACAGTATTATTATTACTAACTAAAGCTGTAGAAGATCTATTATATTCATCCATGTATACTATTCCCAATTCATAACCTCTATTGCTATGCAAACTTTGTAAATCTGCAGATGCCTGTAATGTAGCAGTTATAGATGTAAAAGTATTGTAGGATATAATCAAGTTGCTAGTTCCAGGTGATGTTTGAATGTATTGAGCTACAGGAAATATTAGTTGTATTTCAGTTCCGTTTAATATTGAACTAATCGGTTCACCTTTATTGGAAGATGGAGGAACTGAGCTTGTACTAGACGTTAATCCTGTTTGATTTAAAGAGTAACTAAACCCACCACCTGTTAAAGTTGGTGATAAAGAAAAATTAAACGCATCCGTTAAGGTTGTACCTAAGCCGTTTTGAGCATCTGAAACAGTTTGAATAGCAGAACTTATTAAACCAAATTTAGATTTAAAATCTGAGCTATTATATAAATCTGATACTGAAGAATAATTATCAACTAAAACATATTGGAAATTAATTAAGGTTTCTCCTTGTTGTTGAGTTGGAGTATCTGCTCCATTGTAAGATAAATGTTGATAGGTAAAAGAAAAATTTAAAGCTGCCCCTTGAACTAATTTGCTTTCAAATCCACCTAAATCAAAAGTAAAACCAGCGGTGGTTACGTTTAGAGCATTACCAAAAGCCGTATAATTAAATGCTAATGAATTAGATGAATTTAAATCTAATCCAGTAGCGTCTTGTGTGTCTATTGCGACAGTGTATTGTAAATTAAGCGGTAAATTGTTTTTATCAATTAGATTATAACCTTCCGTATAGTTACCGTATATAAGCCTATTACCCATTAAGGTTTGAGCTTTGGCTTTTTTAGGCACATTATCGTATAGTCTTAAAATTTCACTTTCTGGTAGTACAGTAAATATTTTACTATTAGTAAAAGTGTATGTTGCATCAGTATTATGTGGCCCTAATGGTGATTTTTTAATTTTCTCAATAATTTTTATAGTAGGATCATTAGCTTCTTTAAATAAGATATCAATACCAACTACCAATGAACTTCCTGTATTATATGTAATTTGAACTGCACTTTTGGAATTTACCATTCCTTCATTCAAAAAACTATTTGGAGAAAATTCAAAAAAACTTGGTTGAAAAGCTGGTTCACTAAATTGAGAAACAGCGGAATACTCGTTATTAGCGTATTTATATCTGTAGGCAAAACAAATAAAATTATCTTCTAAAAAAGTGTCTTCTAGTGTGGTTGTTAATAAATTTAAAGTTGGTGCAGCAATAGGCGGTTGTTTAATTACTAATATTTCATCACTAGTAAATTGGTCAATATTTAAATAAGGATCTAAATAATTAGAATCAATATTTATAACTCTTGGTGGATTTAAATTATCAGTAAATAATAATAAATTATCAATTTTATTTACACCAGTTATTAAAAAGTTTGGATTAAAATTTAATGTAGTGTTCGTATTGTTACCATCATTAACACTTACAATATGATATATAATAGCACCTGTAATAACATTGTATGAGACAATTAAATCTAGTTTTCCAGTTGCTCCAACAGTAAATGCAGGATCGTGAACAAACCAATAAATGGTTTCATTTGCACCATCTTGAAATGCTCCTATACATCTTGCTTTAGAACTAAGTTTTGTTCCATCAGTATATTGAAGAGAGGTTACTTGAACATTTCCTTTGGCATTTTCAACAGCACCTATTTCTGATTCTTCAGTAGAACCTAGTCTGACATTCAAAGCATCTATATACTCTCCGTTAGGAACAAGCCTTTCATCAAGGCTTTTGTTCATTCGGCCTGCTACAAAATTTCTTTGAATGTTTGCCATTTTATTTTATCCACTTATCTTCACCTCTAAGATTCATAAGCAATCTACTTGGGTGAATGTTACTTAATCTGATTTTAGCATTTCTTAATAAAGCTTGTTTGTTTTTCCTTGCTCTATTAACTATATACTCTTGAACTCCAAATTTACTATTTAATAAAGCATACTGAATGTAAGCATAAATATATTCTTCAAATAATTTATTAACGCTTATTTTAGAGTCATCACCATTTTCCATTCCATCAGATATATACTGTAGTACACATTGTTGATTTGCCATGGTAGAATCAAAATTAATAACACCAGCTTTTTTATCTATAGTGAATGTAGGATTAAAATTTGCTGTTTCAGTATTCAAACCATATCTAGCTCCTATTCTTGAATTATAAATATCATCATCACAATCATTACAGATTGCATTTACATCTCCTTCTGTATCCTGATTTAAATAAATACTTTTTAATGCACCGCTTTTTCTTGAGGAATCTAAAGTAGATTCAATTGTTGACACATTATTGTCACCATCATAACCAAATACAGCAGTTGAATTTTGTAAATATTGAACAGCAGATTGGACTTGAATATTTTCTGTTAGTTCCCTTAAAACATTATCTTTTAAAAGATATAACTTAACCCAATTCACATAATCAGAAGGAAGTACATATCTTAAATCATCATAAACCTTTAATTCTAAAGATTTAATTTCTTTGAAAGCATCATAATTTAATTCTTGTATAGCTCTTTTAGCGTGAAAAAGTATTTTATATCTATTTACATTATTTATTAATGAATGATTTCCAGCATACATTAATTCAAAATTTGTAATAACTTCATCTAAACTTACATATTGGTAAGATCCCCAGTTAGAATCAGTAGGATTAATTCCGTCGTTAGTATAATATTTTCTTTGATTTATATATGTCATAATTATTCTTGATTTTCTTTTTGTTCTTCAACCTGACCAAACTGATATACATCTCCCTCTCTAATAGATATACCTGCGTATTGTAATATTCTTGCTACTAAATTATTTGAATCATCAATAGGTAACTCAAAGTCCTGATAATCTGTTTGTGTTTGATCAAAAACTGGCTCACCATTATATAAAGTTATAAATGTCCATTTTGGATCTTTTGGATATCTTATGTAAGTTGCCTGTACATCTAATGCTCCATTGAAAGTGGTAGGGAAAATTGTCACACTATCTCCTTTTTGAGTATATGCTGGATATGAATCAGAGGGAGCAGTTAAAAGAGATTTATTTAATAAATTAATTTTACTATTACTAACTTTCTCAGCTTCACCTTTTAATACACCAGCATTGTAACACAATATTTTATTTATTAAATAATAATCATCACCAGTAGTGGTTTGGCTCGGTAAATAGTAAATATTATTTACGTTTTGAGTTAATGTTTTAGTAACCGCAAAGCTGTCAATAACCTCTTCATACCCTAATTTTAAATCAGCATAACCTGTTCCTGATATTCTTGCATTTTCTTCGTTAATCTGTTGATTATAATTTGTAAAGTATTCATCAAATATATCTAATTGAGCTTGTTTTGCAAATAAGTTAAAATCACTTGGAGATATATACCCGTAGTTATTCTTGTTTATAATTGCAAGTACAGTATTTCTTACAGAATTTATCATTTGAAAATCTTTTTACAAAGATACACAAAATAAAAAAGCACCTAGGATTTAGGTGCTTTCTCGCTGTCGATAGTAAAGGAAGGATTAAATCGTTATGAGACTGCTATTCCACTTACAGCATAAGGTAGGTTCTCTACATTATACGCTGGGTTTGTCCAAGAAGTAGTTAATGCTGCCACAACTGCATCTTGTATTGCATCTCTTTGCGTTTCATCTCCCGCACCTGCTGTTGCGTGAGTAATAGTTGTTGCTTTTCCACCATCATAAGTAATTACGACTGTAGTAGTAGAAGCTTGTTCTATTAACACAATTCCACTAACGGCTACCAATTGGTTTTGCTCATTAGTTACTGGGATATTTAAAAATTTTTGCATTGTAAAAAAATTAATAGTTAAACTTACGGCAAAGTTACGAATTTTTTGCTAATGCTTTTAAATGCTTATAAGACTCCAAACCATCATCACTTTGAAAATAAGAACCTATTATAAATAACGGATCTTCTCCGTATGGTACATTACACATTTTCTTTTTATTAGAATCTGTATTAAACCATACCTCTTTTTTATTATTTCTAAGCTGTATTAAGTTTTTATCTAACATGTTTTGAATGTCTGCATTAAATTTCAAAGCAGGATCTTTTAAAAGGTTCATAAAACCTGCTGGCTGTTGCTTTGCAAAAATTAATATATCTCTTTTAAGTTCAGCAGTAGTAACTTTAGAAACATCTTTTTGAAATAAAACTCTAGCTACATTTTCAACCTGTTCAACTGTAAGTTGTCTTGCTTCAATCAAAGCATCCACTTCTAAGTTTAAATCTTCTACAAGATCAGCAGCTTCTTTTGCTTTATTAACCTCAACAAATACTCTTCCTTTCCCTGGATGTAAGTCCATGAACTTTTGAAGTACTTGATTATTCTTGGGTACGTGTAAGAATCCATCTTCAAATACAATTGGCTCAACAATAGCATTATCATCTTGCTCATCTTGAAATGGAGAGTTTTGGTTTCTTGCATATCTCAAAGGCCTGTTAAGACCTGTGTCCTCATCAAAGTGTAACAGCGGAAACCTTGTTGTATGCCTTGATGCTAATATCAAAGATAAGGGAGCTGTTTCTCTTGTAAGTTTATATTGTTTATC